TTAAGACGGCAGTGCTTGAGTCAATTGCTACAGGTATTCAGAATGTAGCTAAAATCATATCTGCGATTGATTTTTCTAATTGGTATAAAGTCGCTGCGTTGCTTGCTGCGTTTGCCAATCCTGCTTCTGCCGGAGCCTTGTTAAGTCAAATATTTGGTAATGCTGATTTTGGTAAGACTGTAGCTGCCGGAATGACTCAGGATACTTCTGACTCGATCAAGAAGTCCTTGGATTATACTCAAGGCCAAGTCACAGAATTAGAACGTCAATTAACAAAAGGAATGAATGTCGGTAAACAATTGGAAGAACAATATCGTTTGCTTGATCAATTGCGAAACAAATATGTAGCAAATCAATTAGCTCAAGGTGGCGGATCAACTGATGGATATACACGTCCTTTGCCCGATGTCCCTCCCCCAGATGCTACTGATCCAGCGATTCATCGTATTCCACGCGGTGGCGGGGGAGGCACAGGTATTAATAGGACGCAAGAATTATTGGATCGTTTGGTTTTACAAACTGCTGCTGCTCGAAAAGCAACAGCCGATATGCTTTCTCAAGCACAACAGGGCATGGATCTAAAGACGATTGAAGAAGGTGTTGAGCGTCAAAAGAAAGTAGATGATTTGGTAGCTAAAATTGAATCATCTGCTAAAGCGCGTGGCATGAATAAGAGTCAAATAACAGCAATTGCTGAAGCATTTGTCGGTAGTGAGGAAGAATTTAATAAGACTAAACAATATTTGAATCAAGCTGAAGAGACAGAGAAGCGTCTTGGGGATGGGATGAAAACTCGAGATGCTGCGCTTGTTCAACTTAATAAGGAATATGCTACTGGTACATTAAGTCTTGGTGCTTATAATCAAGCATTACATAACATTACTGAGGCATATAAAGATCAACAAGATGAGAGCAAACGTCTTCAGAATGATTTTGAATCATTAGAGGCAGGTATTGATAAAGCTGCTCGGGCATGGCTGAAATCTAATGATATGTTTTCTATGGGAGGACAATTGTTCTCTGGCTTTGTTGATACTATGTCTAAAGGATTTGAAGATTTGGCATTTAATGCTGGGAAATCGTTTAATCAAATATTGACTGATTTTGGTAAGATGCTAGCTGAGATGGCCTTTAAGATGGCTATGTATAAGATGTTGTCTTGGGCTTTTAATGCGATGGGATTGGGTGGTTTGGCATCTGCTGGTCAACCTGGGTCGCCTTTCTTTGGACCATCTGTTCCAATGCAATCTGGCGGAAGTGTTTATCCAGGAATGGATTATCTTGTTGGTGAGACAGGTCCTGAAAGATTTACACCTGATGTTGCAGGTAAAATAACGCCAATGGGATCATCTATGGGACAATCTGGAGATATTAGTATCAATGTTGATATGGGCAATCAAGGTTCGAGTATATCGACTAACCAAGCTGTGGAGTTTTCTCGCAAGCTCAAAAAGGCAGTTGTGGATACTATTACAGATCAGCAGCGTCCTGGAGGGGCATTATATAGGAGGCAGACAGCATGATCCCTTCAGACCTGACGCCTCAGTGGAATTGGTGTCCGATACCGGGGATGTCTGTGTCCAAAAAGCTTATGGTTGAAGTCGTTAACTATGGGGACGGATATATACATCGTAATACGAGGGGATTGAATCCTGTTCGTCCTAGTTTTCAGGTTCAATTTCCGTTTATATCTGATCAAGAATTGTCTAATATGGATAGCTTTTTGACGAGTAACGCTGCTCAAGGATTTTGGTTTGCTCCACCAAATCAATCTCCGATATTTGTTACTGTTGATGAATGGGGTTATAACATCGAGATAGTCAGGCGCAGTGATGGCGTCTGCGGGCAGATGCAGATGACTATGGTACAGCAGTTTAACCTACAGCCAGTTACTCCCCCTACAATTGCGCCGCCTGCTGAGCCAATATCCGTTACGGGGAATATGACTGTTGGATCGGAAGCACATCAAAAGGGAATTGTTCAAAATGGCGCAGCGGCTTATGTAACGTTTGATGCTGCGATGCAAAAGGGAACGATTATTCCTTGGTTAAGACTTGGGGACGGTTTAGTCTTTACAGTTGGTGGTAATGGAGTGATCATAGTTGAAATGACTGGTTATGATCGGGCATGGGTAATCAATTCGGCCGGAACTGCGTGGTGCGTAGAAAATACAGACGGTAACTCGCCTGTGATTTCTCTTAATGGCGATCTAAGTGGACCATCTTCCTGATGTACATCAATCGAAATGAATATCATCCGCGCGTACATGATTACATAAGCGCGCTTCCATCATCGAATAGGCCAGCAAATGCCTATTTCAAAGGCATTAACACATTTGTGAAGTATCTGATTAATTCAGGCCTTTGGAATGCTTGGGGTTGTATTGGCATTCTTTGTGCTAATAATCAAAATAATTGCCTTGTGGATCTGCGCAATCCAGCTAACAAATTTACTGTAAATGGAAGTCCAGGTCCATTATTGCCTTATCAATCTTGGCAGGGGGATGGAGCGACATTTTATTTGGATACGCATTATGCCCCATCTACTAATCTAGGCTTGCTTGATCACGCATTTGGAATGCATGTTCAAAATGATTTAGTTCATTTAGGCGGACATGGCGTTTTTGCTGGCACAGGGCAAATCTCTTTATCTGTAAGGCGCAGTCCTGCTAGTGGTGCAATCTATTCTGTATCTGGGACAACTCTTGTTCCAAAATCAACAGGTTATGGTTTTCACGGTCTATCTCGAACGCAATCTGACGTTGCGCGTTATTATACAAACGAGGCAGCTGCTAACATTACTTGCGCCGTCGGAACAATTATGCCTACTGGGAACATTCTTATATTTCGTCAAGGTAAATCTTCTGGTTGGTCATCTGATGCTTTATCTATGTTTTGGATTGGACATAGTCAAGGTGTCACAGATGCGATGATCTCAGGGGCTTATCACGTTTGGCGAGAGGTTTTGATTGGCTTCCAGACTTTAATCTTTCCCTTGATACCTCCCCCATTGACTCCACCAAATGCGTTCCAAGCTGGGACACGGCCATATGTTAGTCCTGTAGGACAATTAATCATTCGTCAATTTCCAGGTGTCCCTCCAGATGATGTAAGTGATTCTACAACAATATATTCTATGGATCCTTGTGATGTTGGAGTAGCACGACCTTGGTCAATTTTGAACTCGACTGAAACTCGTATTCAACTTGGCGAGATTGTTTGGGGAGATAGAAACAATTTTGCGCCACCACCTTTGAATAAGCCAAATGATACTAATGGTTCTATCAAATACGTAGTTCATGGAGTTATGTCGACTGCTGTTGTAACGACTCAAGGATCAGGTTATGGATCTAATCCTACATTTCAGCAAATTGTTGCGGGGGGATTTACTTGTACTCTTGGTGTTTCTAGTGGAGTAATAACAACTGCGACGATAAATATGGTAGGCCATGATTATCCAGCTGTTGGTTCTTTGACAATTTCTGATTCTGCTGGGACAGGAGGCATTATTAATTATACAGCAGACCATATTACAGGTGCTGTATTAACTTTGACAATTGAGGATGGTGGAAGTGGAAACATTGCTCCAACTGGCGCGATTAATGTCGATACTGGCACGCTCTATAATATCTCTGCTGTTGTCGTTTCGGGCGCAATTACTTCTGTTATAATTAACAATCCTGGCAGGACTTTTCCAACCACTGGCTTTTTTACATTCGCTGATGGAACAGGTTCAGGATGTCGTGGATCGTTTAGTGCTGCTGATACTACATATACGTGCCAGCCTGAGTTTACAGATTATAAGCCAGCGATGGTGTCAACAAACGTAAAGCTTGCTGTTAGTGGAGGTTATAAATATTGGAAGGATAATCGAGATCCATCTCAATGGGGATGGCGCAACTTCCTTATAGATGGAAATATTCATGATCCTACTTCTTGGGATAATTTATATGATCAACAATGTTTTGATAAAGCGCAATTGTTGACGGTATCGCGCTTCAGTAATGTTATTGATAGTGGGATTGAAGGTGGACTTGGATATCAAATGCTGGTCGATATGGATATTGTCGATACATTTGATGGTCCTGCTGGAACGACTTTGTCATTTCAGCTTCAGTCTGCGACGGATGCCGCCTTTACAACTCCCGTTATACATGGGTCTTCCCCCACATATAATGTGTCGCAACTAGTTGCAGGAGAACAATTTAGAGATTGGAAATGGGGCAATTATATCGGTAGTGGATTTTCGGCGACGTTAGGCATTGATGGATCTGGAGTTATTATTTCTGCGACGATTGATGGTGGTGGAGCGGGGACAGGATACGCAGCATCGAGATCAGGTTTATTGCGCATTCATGATACAGTAGGTTCTGGTGCTGTTATTCGTTGGAAGACCAATACTTTGGGTAATGTTACATCCCTTGCTATATGGAAGGGAGGAATAGGTTATGTGGCACCAACGTGTACTATTGATTCTGTTTGTCATCGTTATCTTCGTCTTGCTTATACTGTTACTGGGGGACCATTTACTGCTGGGTCATTGACAATGAATGCGCCTATGGGAGCATTTCGTTTACAGGGCTCTCAATATATGGGAACATTTTCACCTTGGGGATATTATTCATTGAATGCTTCATCAACATTATTTCCAAACAAAGCAAAGAATGGATTAAGTCGTACTTGTTATGATAGGATTATTCCAGGTCAAATGCGTATTGCTGATATTGATCAATATCCTTGTTGGGGTTTTTGTATGGATTGTGAGATGGATGATGATCGTGGAGCAATGTTGTTTACACAGACTATTGAGTCTTGGGCTAGAATAGCTCATGCGATGGGTTACAAAATTTATCTTGGTATGGATCCAATTGTTGCTGGTGCCGGTAAGCGTGTTGGAATGGATCAAACAAATGGAAATTATTTGGCTAATCTGGTTGATTTTGTAGGAGTTGTTGTTAGTAATGTTCCTGCTAATAATGATGAAACAAAATATATCAATGATCAGTTAAACATTTATTCAGGCGATCCTTTGGGCTCGCTTCCTATTCCATATAGCCATATATATGTGCAACTTAACATAGGCGTTCCTGCTATTAATTCATCTTATGTGACTACTGCGAAAGGTATTAGAGATGCGAATGGAATGTCTTCTCTTATATCTCCAGCATATGCACCTATGGGAGGACCATCGACGACAGATACAAATCAAGCTATCATTAACTTCCTTAACATTGATCCTGCGGGTATATTCGCATGAGTGATCAAGATACAACACTTGGGCTTATAACATTATACCAACTTGACTTGGCAAAGCTTGGTGGACCAATATATTATTTCAATAGTGCTGAGAATACGACGCGATTAATTACATGGGGTGGTCAGCAATATACTCCATTGCCTATGTCTGCAGATGGTTTTGAATGGAGTACGAAAGGAAGTCCGCCACAGCCAACATTGACGTTTTCAAATTTGTACGGAGCAGGCAATGCTTTGTTAGATGAGTATAATGGATTGATTGGAGCGGATTTGATTCGTATTGTAACGCTTGAACGTTTTCTTGATGATGGATCCACACCAGATCCAAATGCGTATCTTTTGCGTGATATTTATACAGTAGCACAAAAGACTTCTCATACAGCTGTCTTGATTGCATTTAAAATGATGACACGAATGGATCAACAAGGTTCGCAAATCCCTCGGAGATTGATCCTGCGAGATACTTGTACATATGTTTATCGGATTTGGAACGCAACGACTGGAGCGTTTGACTATAGCAAGGCGACATGTCCATATGCTGGGGGAGGATATTTTGATATAAATGATATTGCCGTTGGTCCTCAACAGGATCAATGCTCACATACTTTGACAGGATGTACTTTGAGATATGGCCAAGCACCTTTGCCTGCCCAAATGTTCCCAGCTGTTGGAAAGGTGAAGTAATATGCGTGATCCTAGACCAACATTCACCAGAAATCCCCTCGGGGGATTTATGATGTCTTGTCCGAAATTCCCTGAGGAATGGACTTCACATATAGCCAAGAAGGCATATCAGCATGCTCAAGATGTATATCCACATGAGGCTGCAGGAATTGCCAATGATAATGGTGAGTATATTCCTTTGGAGAATATGTCTGATATGCCAGATAAGGATGTTTCCCTCAATGATGCCGATTTGTTAAAGGTTGCCGAAGCAACTGTATTTTTTCATTCTCATCCTGATGGTCCAGCTTGTCCGTCCTTTACAGATATGGTATATCAGCAACAACTCGAGATACCGTTTGTGATATTGCCTCTCCCCTTGGGAGATCCATTTGTGTTCGCTGCCGAAGGATTAGAGAAAGCGCCATTAATTGGACGGGCATTTCGTCACGGGGTACATGATTGTTATTCTCTTATTCGGGACCGCTATTTGGAAAAGGGGATTTATTTTCCAGATCAACCGCGTGGATGGGAATGGTGGAATAAAGGAATGGACTATTATAATATGAAGAATTTTACAGATTACGGTATGCGAGTAATCGATAAAGATAAGGCTAGACAAGAGGATGACATTTTATTGTTTCAATTTGGCTTTTCTGTTATTATGCACGGAGCTATAGTTTGTAAGGATCCAAATTTGATTATGCATCATACGTCTGGTTCAAAGCCTTTCGATACAACGAGAGTATCGAGTATGGTCCCGCGCTTACGTTGGCAGCGTCATGTTAAACTAGCTCTGAGGCACGAATCAAATGTTACGTGATATTTATCTTTATGGAAGTATTGGGAAGCGGTTCGGAAGGCATTTCCGTCTAGCTGTAGAGTCACCAGCAGAAGCATTGCGTGCGATAATATGTTTAAGGCCAGGTGTTGAACGAGAGATACGCAAGGGCTATTGGCGTATTATTCTTGGTTCACCACATTTGAATAATACATTGCCTTACTTCTACATGACAATGAAGACGGGAGATTTACCGATTCATTTTGTTCCTGCTACGCCACCAGCGGGTGGTGACGGAGTAGGCAAGATTGCCATTGGGGTTGTTATGATCGGACTAGCGGTTGCTGTTCCAATGATTGGGATCGGTATGGATGCTGCGATTGGTTTCAGTGCGGCAATGGCTACATCAATTGGCTTTGCCGGAATTACATTTGGTAATATTGCCTTGTTAGGACTGACTTTGGTTATTGGTGGCTTAGCGCAGCTAATGACTACTCCCCCTACACAGGATACATCTGCAACTGATAAGGCGACAGCGCCAGAAGATCGTCCATCATATTTGTTCCAAGGTGTTACAAATAATAGTCAACAAGGTGCACCTGTTCCATTAGTCTATGGAACATTTATGACGGGAAGTGTTGTGGTATCAGCTGGCATAGTAACTGAAGATATAGGGTATTGATATGAGTGATTATATTAAGATTGTTCGTAAAGGTGGCGGAAAGGGAGGCCAACAGGGCTCAACATCCAGTTATGTTCCGAGTGAAGCTCCAAATACTTTGCGCTCAACATCATCTGTGTCGATTATAGAGGTCATATCTGAAGGTATTATTAAAGGTTTTCATACAGGAGATCCACGTTCAGTTTATTTGGATAAAACACCAATCTTAAATTCGGACGGTAGCGCAAATTTTAATGTACCTAATATCTCTTGGCGATGGGGTACTCCAGACCAGGATCCAGTTCCAGGATTTAGTGATCAAGAAAATGAGATAAATGTCGGTGTTGAAATAACACCGATTGCTCCAATTATCCGAACGATAACTCCAGGTACAAATGAGGTTAGATACAAGGTTCGTTTTAATGCTTTATATTCTCAAACTGCGCAAGGTGACGTTATTGGGACTGGCGTAAACTATCGTTTCTCAGTACGTACTGGCGGAGGGGCATGGTCAACTTTGGTTCAAGAAGGTATAAGTGGCAAGACAATGTCACCTTATGAGCGGGCAGTAAGGGTTCAAATGCCTGATACTACTGCTGAGATAGATATTATGATGGAACGTTTGGATCCAATGCCAGGGACTGGGCCACCAAAAATTGTTAACAACATTTTCTTTTCGAGCTATACAGAGATTGTTGATGTTAATTTGAAGTATAATGATACTGCCTATGTAGCGATGGTAGTTGATTCTCAATACTTCCCGACGGTACCTCAACGTGCCTATTTGATTGATGGAATTATTTGCGATATTCCAAACAATTATGATCCATATGCTAGGACATATTCTGGTGATTGGGACGGAACGTTTACGCAAAATTGGACCAATAATCCAGCATGGGTCTTATACAATCTACTCACAAATGAGCGGTATGGTATCGGAAAAGACATTACGGCAGCAAATGTTGACAAATGGTCATTTTATGAGGCATCTCAATATAATGACAATTGGCTACCAGATGGATATGGTGGTGGAGGATACGAGCCTAGATTTACTTTCAATTATGTTTTGAATACTCTCCAAGATGCGTTTACTGTATTGACTAATGTCGCATCATCGATGCGTGCGTTGCTTTATTATAGCAATGGAACTTTGTTCCTTGTTCAAGATAAGGAACAGCCAGGTACATCTGACCGAATATTCTCCGCAGCAGATGTTGAGAACGGCTTGTTTGATTATATGGGTACAGATGTTCGTTCGATGTACAATTCATATCCAATTACATGGAATAATCCTGATCAATTTTATCAAGAGGAAACTGAACTTGTAAATGATTCATCCTTGATTGCCGTCCAAGGTTATCGGAATGCCCAGCCACAAGCTGCATTTGGTTGTACATCTAGAGGCCAAGCGATCAGGTTTGGTCGTTGGCTTATCTATACGTCTCAATATGAGACTGAGGTTGTAACATTCCGTGTCGGTATTGAGAATGCAGATTTGCGTCCTGGTCAAAAGATAGCCATATCAGACCCTGGCAGAGTTGGTAGCCGTCTTGGAGGTAGGCTCAAGACTGATGATAGTGCTGATACTTTGACATTTGATTCAGATATGCCTCAACTTTCAAGCGATTGGAAGATTAATGTTACCGTTGGAGGTAAAACTGTACATCAATGCACTGTCGTTTATCCAACGGCATTGAATCAAGTTAAGGTAACTGGAAAGCCATCCGGTCTAGTCGCGGGAGATATGTGGCTTGCGCAATCCCCTGATATCGTTCCTACAGAATGGCGAGTTGTCGTTGTAAAGGATTTGGGTCAATCTAAGTTTGAGGTTATGGCTTCTCAATATTCTTCTGGTAAATATCCATATGTCGATTATGGTGTGCGTATTCCTCCCCCAAGGTTTACCCAGCTTCCGACAGGACCGTTGGCAGGTCCAGGAGATATGCGAACGCAACCATTTGTTTATGCTGATGGTCAAGGATTACCTCAATTCGGCTTGATGGTATCATGGCAAACATCAACCGATCCGCGCGTGGCTTTTTATCAGGTGGAGCTACATGGACCAGGCGATGAGTTTATGAGATATGAACGTCTTGTTGGAATGAATGTCGATGCTCGTTCCTTACGGGAAGGGATTTGGAATGTTACTTTGATGGCTGTTGATAATCTTGGTCGTCGGTCTATCCCAATTAATCGAGATGTTAATGTTACAGCAGCATCACCTCCGCCAGATACTCCAACTAATTTTTTAGCTGTTCGTACAGGAGATACGGCTCAATTGACTTGGGACCCTAATACTAATCCATTACTTGATCATTGGATAATTAAATGGAGTCCAGTTGGTGATGGATCTGCGACATGGGAAGGATCGACAATACTGTCAGCAAAAGTTGCTTCGATGATGACATCATATTATACTCCATATCGTCCTGGAACATATTCAATTAAAGGCGTTGATACTTCTAATCAGCAAAGTATTGATGCAGCATTTGCAATCCTTTTTGATAGTGGAAGTAATTTAAATCTTTTGTATACTATTACTGATAGTCCAACTTGGACAGGTGATCTTGGGGGAGCCTGGGTTGTCAACTCGCCTGAAATTTGGCTTCCCCCAGGAACTGTAGCGCCATTTACAGCGATCTATACTTTTGTTGATGCTAATATTACTGGTACTATTAAGCAAGGGGAGTTTGTGACTGGTCTAATTAACGCTGGTGGTCATATTGGTACTGAGCCAATGATGTCTGATTGGGTAACTTTGGCCAGTGTTTCATCTTTGGATCCAACATATTCTGGTAATTGGGATGCTCATTTAGAAGTCTCTATAAGTCAAGATGGAACGACATGGAGTAATTGGGTACCAATAACGTCAGCAAGTATAACTGCAAGGGATATTAAAGCGCGCCTAGTCGGAACAGTAACTGATTTGCTTACTACTATCAAGGTGGTAAGTGCCACAGTTCAGATAAGAGGGTGAGATGTCTCAATATGATTTTGGAACAATTGTTGCTGCGTCTACTTCTGGTGCACAATTAGCGACATTACTCAATAATTGGCGAGATGCGCTTTACTCACTTCAACGTGGGCCATCAAGGCCGTCTTTTGTTGTACCTGGTCAATTTTGGATTGATGATTCAGGAGGTTCAACGAATTGGTTAGTTAAGATGTACGTATCCTCATCTGCGGGGGACGTTGTAGCTTTTGCTTTGAATACTACAACTGGCGTTTTAACTTTGGCAGCTAGTCTATTAGCTGCGTTGCTTCCGAAATCTGGGGGAACGATTACGGGAGATTTGGCCGTTAATGGTTTGCTTACAACGCCAACGGCAGCATCGACAGAAAACTCTACAGTTGTTGCAACAACTCAATGGGTTATGGATAAGCTGAGTTCAGTTACTCCTACGCAAAATGGTTTTAGATCCAGGTTTGCGG